AAATGGGTAAGAATAAAAAATCATTTAACCAACCAGTTATGGTTTCATCTGGTGGAGGATCTTTCCAAGATACTCTTTACAAGGGTGGTTAAATAAAAACGTGAAGTAATCCATTGATATGCAGAATAGAGAAGTAAAAATAGTCAACATAGCAAGAATTGATTTGTTAGAAAGTAAAACAACAGCAAATCTAGATGAGTTAAAAGATATTCTAATCGCAAACTATGGTAATAGATTAACCGATATCATTGATGACTCGTGCTTTGAGGATTCAGTTTGTCCACCTAATCCAGTTTGTGACCAAATTATATCAGAGATGATATCTTCTTTTAAAGCAGCAACAGGTGAAGACATTGTGCTGGTAGATATGTGGGGGCACATACATGAGAAGAATATGAGCACCACATTACATAACCATAGAGAATCTTATGTTTCTGCTGTATGCTATGTCGAAGTTCCAGAGGGTGCTGGGTCTCTCATATTCAGACCAAGAATAAATCAGTACGATAATGCAGCATTCGCAACTAAATTTAATCCAAAGAAAGGTGTGTTTTACATGTTCCCTGGTTTCATAGACCACTTTGTAACTAGAAATTTGTCAGACAACTTGAGGATATCAGTTTCATTTAACTTCGATAAAAAAGTTGGTTAAATAGAAATACGAGGTAATACATATGGCACAAAAAGTCACTACTGCTCAAGCGACTCCTACACCAATAGAGAAAATAGACATTTTCTCATCTAAAACTCCAGGGAAAACTGTATCCATTTTAAATGGTTTAGTGGAGTTAAGATACTATGAGAGTCTCTTGCAAGATTCTGTTATGGCAACAGTCCTGTTTAGTGACTCTGGTAATACAGTTACTGATGAAAAAACTGGTGATATAAAAAGTGCCGTGGAGGCTCTTCCGATTGTAGGATCAGAAAAGGTTGAGTTTAAGATGATGGATAACAATGAAAATAAAATTGAGTATACTTTTAGGATAAACAACGTTAGTCCTCTTTCAGATGAAACTACAAAAACAATTGTTGCACTGAAGTTAGTGTCAGAGGAATTTGCGACTAATGAAGAAACTAGAATCAATAAGAGATTTGATGGAAAACCATCTGAGGCTGTCAAAGAAATACTAACAAATTTCTTAAAGACTAAAAAAGATGTAACTGATATTGAGGACTCAACTGAGTGTGGATCAATACCTGCACAGAAAAAACCATTCTATGCTCTAAATTGGTTGTCTCAAAGATGTGCTCCTGTAGATAAAACACCAGGAACAACAGCAGGATTTTTCTTCTATGAAACTTCTGAGGGGTATCATTTTAAATCAATTGATGCTCTATTGGGACAGGAAAAGAAAAAATCTATTATCTATAATGAAACACCAGATAATAGAGGTCAAAATATTCCAGAGGGATATGATGTAAAGGCACTGACATTCTCTAAAGATAATAGAGTAGATGTTCAGAGAAAGTTGGAAGCAGGGTTCCAATCAACTAGATTGATTACCTTTAATCCATGGAACTGCCAGTATCAAGTATTAAATCCCAAAGCAGTTGGGGATGGTGGAACAGAAGAATCTCTCACAAAAGCTGGAAAAGAATTGCCCAAGATGAGTGATGAGATTAGTTCTGGTGGTGATAACAATACAAAATTCTCAAGAACAACTTATTGTGTCCTTGACACAGGAACCTTACCTGCTGGTAGTACACAACAGCAAATAGAAAAGTCAAAGGATGAAAACTTTAAACCATCGGTGATTAAAAATCAAGCGATTATGCGCTATAATCAATTGTACGCTTCTAAAGTTGAGGTAACAATAGCAGGAGATTTTTCGCTACATGCCGGAGATGCGGTTTATTTTGATGCACCCTCATCTCAAAAAGACACAAAGAATGACGATGTTGACCGTCAGATTGGCGGACTATATATTATATCGTCATTATGTCATTTAGTTAACGCAGACGGAACTTATACTAAATTAAACTTAGTGCGAGACTCCTTCGGTAGAACAGGGAAGGAACCACAAACTGGTAAACCTGCCACTGAAACAAAAGTTCCAGGTACACAACCTTCATATCAAAGAACGGTATCAACTGCATCATACAGTACAACAACTACTTTCTAAAGACAAACTATGGAAAAAGATATCGAAACCCATATTGAAAAGGATAAGAAGATCCTTGAAGATCCAACCATTTCGCCACAGATGCGTCGGCATACTGCTGATGAACTAGAGCATCTGGAGCGTTATGCAAAAGAACACGCAAAAGAAATCGCAGCAGGAGATCATCATGATCCCACTGCATTTGAAATGTATTGTGATGAAAATCCAGAAGCAGATGAGTGTAGGATTTACGAAGATTGATGTCAGAAACAGGAGCACTATTTGATCCTGGTTTTCTAGGAAACTCTTTTAACTGGTGGATAGGCCAGGTATCTGATGATTCCGAGTGGAGAGATAACATCCTGCCCGGAAAATTTGAGGACGCAAATAGTATTCCCGGATGGGGTAGAAGGTATAAGGTTCGTATCATGGGTCTCCATGATAAAGAAGAAGAATCTATCCCATCAGATCAGTTGCCTTGGGCAACTGTTATGTATCCCATCACTGCTGGTGGTGGACAAGGAGGATCGTTTCAGACACCAAATATCCGACAGGGTAATTTTGTCTTTGGATTCTTTATGGATGGACCTGATCAACAGGTTCCTGTCATCATGGGCATTTTGGGCAACAATGCTCAGACTGCAATGGCCACCAAAATTGGCACCACTGAATCTAACTTTGCTGCTACAAGTGGATATGCTGAAGGAAAAAATCCTCCGACAGGGAGTGCCAAACCAACTGCTCCTGATGATGGTTTAGTTACAAAGAAACCATCAAACTCAGAATTATCAAAAGCACTTGCACCACCACCCCCTGGAGTCAAACTTAATAAGTTTGGACTGAGACCAGATCAACCTCTTAGTGCAATCCCAGATGGTTTAGAAATTGCAAATGCTGCGAGAGAGCAGGCAAGAAGTGAAGGTAGATCATTCCAGGAGGTAGAAGATGCCGCAATGCAAGCGGTAGCAAATCATGTTAAAAAATTAAGAACACAACAAGAATCTCCATTAGCACCAAGTCAAGGTAATCCAACGAAGGAAAATCCTGACTCGATGCATCAACTCACTGCTGCTGATGTGAAGCGTGAGACTAAGATCAGAGAATGTAATGTCATAATGAAACCTGATCCTGAAGAATTTGTATCATCAGCAATATCAGCAATTCAAACAATCGTTACTAAATTAACTGAGAGATTAAACTCATACCTTGCAGCAATATCAAGTTATATTGATGCAGTATCAAGTACAGGTGATACCGTACAAAAATTAATCAGTGACGCTGCATGTGAGATTGCAAAATATATGAAGATAATCTTTGATAAGATTATGGAATACGTTATGAAGCAACTGAATAAATCAATGACTAATGCGGTGGCAGCTTTGCCTAGTCACATGCGAGCAATGTTTGCAGACTTAAAAGAGAAAATTGGTGAATTGATTTTATGTTTGTATGGTAAACTGACCGAAAATGTTTGTGGTCAAATTGAGGGTCTTCTATCCGATGCCTTAGATATGGACAATGCTGAGGAAAAGGCAAGAAACAATATCGGAAATACCTCAAATGATGATGAAGATAATCTAAAGAGACAACCAAGAGTCCCAACCTGTTATGCTGAAGATTTAGTATCAGATATCATATATGCAAATCAAACAGAACTTGATAGTGCCAACAGAAACATTTTAGAAAATGTAAATGAAT